GAGCATGAAAGAGATATTTATGTTTGGCAAAATGGCTTAAACGATCTAATCGATGAAGTAATAGTCAAGAAAAACCCTAAGACCATGCTAAACGTAGTGCAAGTTGGTTTTTTAAGCGAAACGATAGCAAAAATAGCCTCCAAAATTCTAGGCTTTAACGTAGAGGTTGGCGGCGTCATACTAACAAAAAAAGAACTATCTCACGCGAGCCCGGAGCGTAAAGGCGTCTACGATCATGCTTTTAGGGTCGAGGAAATGAGAAAAATAGCCGAAGTTTTGACTGATGAAGATAGGGTGTATATAGATTTACGAGATAAAAAGAACAATATCGTGTTTATATTCGACGACGAAAAAGACGGCTCAAAAATAAACCTTATACCTATCGAAGTAAGTAAAATCCATAAAAAATTTAAACAGAGCAATTACGTCATAACGCTCGATAAAAACATAAAAGAGGATATTTTAGGAGCTATAAAAGGCGGAAAAATCAAAAAAATAAAGCAGTGAACGGGTGGGATTTGAACCCACAACATCGACGGCCTATTGCCCTCTGTGGTTACTCTCCCAATCTCTTGGGTTCACATCTTCGCCCACTGCTTTCGGATTATTATATAACTTTTAAGGAATAAAGGCAAATGATAGAAGTTAAAGGCTTAGAAGAGCTGCAAGCTAAGCTAAAATCTCTGCAAAATATCGAGAAAAAAACTAAGCCACTAATGCAAACGCTAGGCAATATATTGCAAAACAAGATAGAAGATAGCTTTGAAAACGAGAGCAGTCCATTTGGGCAAAAATGGCAAGCCTTAAAACCTAGCACTATCAAGCAAAAACAAAGACGTGGAAAATCTCTTAATATTTTAAGATCAGATGGAAATTTAGCAGATAGGTGGATAGTTAAAGCAGATGATAAAAACGCCACGGTATCTAATAATACGAATAAAAACGGCTTTGCTTACGGGCTAGTTCATCAATTCGGCACCAATAAGGCGGGACGAAGTAAAAACGTAAATATACCGGCTAGGCCGTTTTTACCTGTAGATAGAGGCGGTAAGCTACCTAGTAGGATAGAAAACATAATAAAAACGAAGATTATAAATTTCATAGAGAGGATATTTGGGCGATATATCTGAGCATTGACGGGACATAACTATTCAGATAGTTTGCAATCTTTGATAAAAGGCTCTATCAACTCTGATTTTAATCCTATTTTGCCGAAATTTCGAGCAAAAAACTCACTTTGCGCCAAACCGGTCGTATCTAGGTCGTTGCTGTTTTGAAACGCGCGATATCTCTCGCTTTTAATTTCAAACTCGGTCAAGACTTGAACTTGACATTCACATTCTAGTCCATTAGGTGGATAAAATTTATCCCAAAAAGGATCGTTTTTGGGCAAAACGATATTATGAAATTTTTTGTGTATTTCGCTCGCATGATCATCTATTACGGCTTTATATCTAAAATATCCTCCTAGACTTTCCATCTGGCTATCATATCTCTTTTTAGCATGATATAGCCTAGATGTGAAAAAGAATAGCCTTCTAAGCTCGTCCTTAAAAACCATCTTATTTTTCTTTTTGCCATTTTTTTGCGTAATTTCTTGCTCTTTTGCGATGTTTAGGGATGACAATAAATTTATATCTCTTTTTAGCCATTCATCAAAGCCTATGCCGTCTTTTACGGCGTCTAAAAACGATTTTTTAAGGATATCGGCCTCTTTGGTATTTGTTTTGGGTTGTTTTTCTGGCATTGTTTTATCTTTTGTATTTATTTTTTACTTATTATATCATTTCTTTTTCGAACAAACTAGGCTCTTATCTCTTTGATTATGGTGCAAACACTGTTATAGCTCAGGCTATGCTTCGCGGCGATCTCGCGAATGACGACCGGGCTTGGTTTACCTAGCTTTATGCCTTCTTCGTATTCTTTGAGTATATCGTAGTTTCTAAACGTACCTTTGTAGCTTGGCACGTAAATATTTGCTCCGCCGTATTCTTTGATGATGTCGGCCATGCTTTCGCTCTCTTTAACGCGGTTGTAGAACTCGGCGAATATATCGAAGCTATTTATCATTTGTAATATTTATCTTTCATTTGAATAAGGGCTTGCACGACGTCGGCGGCATCGCTCCTCGATAGAAATCTAAGATGCAAAGGTCTGATTTTAACTATCCTAAAGATGAACTCTCTTAAAGCCATGCCCGTTTTTACGTTGGCTATCTCTTCCCAAATACCAACAATAGTTTCAAGCTGCTTTTTGGTCGCGTATAGGCTGCCTTTAGCGGGCGTTAGATCTTCACCGGCTACAAAAGAAGGATGAGACGTTTTGTTTGCTTTGGTTTTGCGGGTTGCTTTACTTTTTCGCGCAGGTCTTTTAAAATTTGCACCTTTATGGGGCTTATATCCCACGACTTCTAGTACGATTCTGAGCTCCTCTATACTTAGCTCTTTTAGGCTATCTTTGCCGAATTGCGCCCGTAAATACACTTTCCTACACTCGTCGTCCACGAAATAGTTGTGCTTCAATGTTTGTATCATTTTTATATAGTATTTTTTTAGTTCGCTCGTATTCATCTCAAACCGCCAAATTTAAGGTATTTTCCCTTATAGTTGTAATAGTTGTATCGGTTGTAGTCTCCGCTTTACAACTATATATCACGCTCTTGCCAGTTTTACGGCTAAACCATAGCTTGCCGTCGAATTTATCGAGGCAATCCCTAGCCGTTCTATCGTCTTTTTCGTAGTTCATAGCGTTTAACAGCTCGGTCTTATTTGCCTCGCCGCCGGCTAGTATCTTTTGCGCTAGAGTGGTAAAATTTAGCTCGTATTCGCTCATTCTAGCTACTTCCACGTCAAGCTCGTTTAGTTCTAAATTTAGCGTTTTTACGCAAAAACCGCTATCTTTTACTCCGGCTCTTTCTTTGGCTACTTCAAGTAAGAAATTTAACTCGTTTTCCTTGCTAGGGCGTTTTAATAGATGATACATAATGTCGAGAGAATTTCTTATATGGTTGCTGCCTTGATAGTTTTTACCGTCTTTGTTAGAGTGGTGCAGGATGATCACGGTAGCTCCCGCTTCGCGTAAATTCTTAAGCGCGCCAAATAGTCTATTTATACGGTTATCGTTGTTAATGTCTACGAAATCACGCAAACTATCTAGGATAAAAACGCAATCTTTGTAAGCTTTGCCTACGGCGTTTTCTTCTAGCTTTAGAACAAGTTCAAATCCGCAAAGCTCCAAAGTAGAGCGCTGGATATAATTCATATTCTCGTAGCTTTCTATAAGTAGCCTATCTACGCCGCGCTGTTTGAGTACGCCTACGGGGTTGTCGTAGTCTATAAAAAACACCCTTTGACCCTCTTTGCAAAGTTTTTTAGCTAGAGCAAAGGCCATATAGCTTTTGCCCGTACCGCCGTCCGCGTAGACCAGTGTGATTAGCTGCTTTACTAAAAAGCCCTCTATCAAAAACTCGACCTTTTCATTGAAACTATCCTTGGTTAGGCTAGAACTTTTTAAAAACTCGAAAATTTCGCTCATTATAATCCTTTTTTCCACAGCTCTTTTTCTAAAAATCCACGGCTTAAACCACTACACCTAGCTAGTTTTGACACGTTTAACTTTCCGTTTTTAAAGCGGTAAAAACTAAGATCGTAGCTTAGGACATTATTAAGTCTAGCTTGATACGATGCTCTCTTTTTTGCGTGTAGATTATTGAGGTGAATTTTTTGCTTAGTTGTCAAACCATCTTTCCTTAAAATTAAACCTTTTAAAGAGCGTTAAAGTGGTTTAAAACGCTCTTTAAAGGGCTTAAAGCCCTTTAACGCGAATTCTTAGCTTCGCTCGTCTTACGAATCTAGGCAAAAGCCTATTTTTGTCGTCTTTTAACCTTTTAAAGTCGCACCAATAAATTTGAAAATCGCTCTTTATCTCGTTCATTTTCCTACCTCCAAGCTCTCTATTTTAGGCACTATCCTAAAATTATCTTTTACCACCCTTTTAAGACCGAGCTTTACCAAATCCTCGTCTTTTAGCTCTGCAAGCGCTTCTTTGTTAGGCTTTTCCTCGTATATAATGCACTCTTTACCTAGCCCAAACGCCTTTATGGAGTTTAGCAAACTCTCAAGCTTGGCTTTTACGCTAGGTACTCTTACGCTTTTGCTTATGCGGTAGCCGATCTCGCCGAAAGTAAATTCTTTTGAGCGTTTTTCGGCGAACTGGGCCTTATTATCCTCGCAAAAAAGCGTTATTTGCTGCTCTATGTAGCTTTTTTCGCTTTCTAGCCTTTCGACTTCGCTTTTTCTAGCTTCTTTTATGCGGTTGCACTCAAGCGTTACTTCTCCGTTTATTTTTTCTATACCTACGCTTACTTCGCATAATCTTTTTAAAGCGACATCTACGTCGCTAAAACTGTTTATTTGCATTTCTACTCCTTTCAAGTATTTTAAATTTCTTTGCGAATTTGAGTTTTGTTACGTATCCGTAGATCGTACATATCACCAAATTCTCTTTAGCTTTTTTGTGATTTTTAAACTCAAGTGCCATTACTCAAACAAACTAAATTTAAGCTCACTAAGACCATATTCTTTAGCCCATGCTGCCTCTTGTGCCATGCCCTTACTCTTGTCGTTCCACTTGCATGGATAGCGATAGTAGTAGCTACACACTCTAAGCAGCTCTTCACAGTTTTTCATTACTCTTTCGCGCTCAAGCTCGCTATATACGTCCATCCACGCAAGCACGGGCGAGATAGGCTCGTAGCCGTTTTGCCTGACGATAGCGCAAGCCTGCTGCGCTATTTGCTTTGCATAATAGTTTCTGTCTTTATCTTTGCACTCGATGCTAGCATAAGGCGTAGAAACAAAGACGAGTCTTGCTGTTTTCATCTGTTCTCCTTTCTTAAAATTTAACTTTATAGGAAGCTCCGTAGAGCTCCCGAAAAATCAAATTTAAGCCGCCGTATCGATTACTTTACCGTCGGCGGTTCTTATGATATATTTACCTACTAGCTTAAACATGCTCTTTGAGTAGTCTGCCTTTTGACCCTTTATCATGTTTCCGCGCCTTATGCCCCATAGTTCACCTTTAGCACTTACTCTCATTTCAAATCCTTTTTCTTCAAATTCTCTTACCAGCCTAACTAGCCCAGCCGCTTGAGTTCGTTCCGCCGTGCGATTTTCAAGAGAGTCTATCGTTACGTTCATCATTTTTTACTCCTTACAACTATTACAACCGTTACAACTATAAAAGCAGCATCTTCGTAGCCTCTTTGACTACGTCTTCATTTATAGGGGTCTTTGCGTATTCGCTTAGCATCTTCGCCCTTCTTAGCAGCTTTTCGGTCTTTCTAAAATTTCCTTTAGCTAGCGTTTCTATTAGATCGATGCATGGTTTTTGCGTTACGCCGAAGTTTTTGCAAACTGCTTCTAGGTCGTCTCTTATTTTTTTCTTGTCTTCGTCTACATAGGAAAGCCCGCCCAGTATCCATTTGTTTCCGACTCTCGAGCTTAGCTGTTCTAGCTCGTTTCCGCTCTTTGAAGTAGTTAAATTTATTAGTAGCTTGTTCGTGCCCACAAGCACCAGAGTAGCGCGGCTAAAATCGTGCATCCTGCGCAAGCTTTCAAGCGCGCGGTAAGGCAAATGCTCGGCCTCGTCTATAATGATCGTTCTGCTTACCTTTTTTAGAGCTTCCGCGCTTTGACGTATTAGCTCGTCTATGCTCCCTTTGTCGTTTAGTCCGAGCTCTCTAGCTAAAATTTTAAAAAGGCTTTTTGCGGATGTATTTATGGTAGCCTCGATTAGAATGCTGTCTGGATGCGTTCTTACGTATTCGCGAACGGCTCTTGTCTTTCCGCTGCCAGCTACTCCGCTTATCATTGCCATATCTCTATCTTGTACCGCCCAGCCGATCACTGCGTGTATGCTTTTGGCGTCCTTGGTTTTTACGAAAGGTAGCTCGTCTTGTAAAACGTCCACCTTTTGGATAAAATTGTCAAGATAGTTTTTAGCTGGCTCTTCTACTTTGTCGGCATACTTGTAGCTAGAGCCTTCCTTTATATATCCCGAGATATACGCGGGATTTATTCCCAAAGCCGTAGCAAATTTGTTCTGACTCATACCGCTTGTTTTATTAGCTTCGATGAAGTCTTTTATTCTGTCTGCTAACTGCATTTTTCCTCCTTTTAATTTTGTTTTTTAAATGTTTTAAACGCCGTTTAATAGGACTTTAAACGACCTTGAAAACATTTTTATTCTCCGCTTGCTATCTCTATGGCGTCGTCTACGGAAAATTTCTTTTTATTTTTAGGTTCGGTAGAAATTTCAGGCAGACTCTCATAGTCGAATGCTTTGCTTTTGATACTATTTATCGCGTCTTGCTCTTTTATAATCTGAGCTACGCCTATCAGGTTTGGATTTTCTTCATATATCCTATTTTCCTTTTTGAGGCTATCTTGATGATAGGCTTTGGCTACTTGCAGATCGTAATTGACGTTCGTCCTTGTAAATTCGCTTACTTCGGCGGCTTTCATAGCTTTTCTTATCGCCTTCATTCGTGAGCTATGGGTCTTACCTATCGCACTAAATTCCTCCGCGCTGAAATTTAGTTTTTTGATATCTCTAGCCTTGCAGACGAATTTACCACCTTCGGTAAATATAAATGCCTCGGTTACGTCGTCAATATTCACGCATACTCTTACCTTTGATTTCACTTCGAGCATATCTCTGCTCGAATACGTTATGCCATCTACCGTGACACCTTTTTTGGTTACTGGATACACGCCCTTAAATCCTGCAAACAGTATAAATTCTTCATATCTAACTCCTTTAAGAGGCGTAGTATCTGCGTTCCATAGCTTTATCGGTGCAGTCTTTTTGCGCTTAATGTCGGTTATATCCCACTCCAAAACGGCCGTTTCAAAGCGTTTTTTCATATCCTCGTAGGTCAAAAGATACTTTTGGTTTGTTTTTACCTTATGACCGAACTCGTCTTTATCTTTTCTATCTTTTTTAGGCGTCCTTTGCTCGATCCTTTCTCTTGCGGCTAGGCTTCCTCCTATATATCCTGGAGTATGAGCCATCATGCTTCTTTGGATAGTCCCAAAGTGTCTTTCCACGAAGGCTTTATCTTTACCCTTATAGGCTCTGGCGTGATCGTAGTCTATATTTAAGCCTTCTATCAAATTCATAAATGCATCGCTTAGATAGTCCATGCCGTTGTCGCCTTTTATGCATTCAGGCTTTCCTAACGTCTCTATGGCCCTCCAAAGAAGGCGCGTTAAAGCTAAGGAGTTGCTAGTTTCTGCTAGTGTAGCTACGCAGCGTCCGCTATATACCTCTATAATCGAGAGTATCGCAGGTCTTATCTGTACGCCTCCCTCGCCGTCTCTTACTATGACGTCTAGCTTTGAGCTATCTATCTGCCAAAGCTGATTTCGTCTGGTCACATATGCAGCTTGTTTGCCAGAAGCAGGCTCGTAGGCGCTATTTGTTTTATCCTCTCCCTTGGTTATCATCGCATACTCTAAAGGCCTGTTTTTATAGTATTCTTTTATAAATCTACGCACCACGCCAGTGTCGAAAAACGGCTTTACTTTGCCACCCGAAAACTCTTCACGGCTAAATTCCCCGCTCTTTTGACCGTAGTATGCGTGAAGATCTTTCCAAAGCTGAGTAACATTAAAATCTCCGGCTCCATATTTTCTGAAATTCGTTAGGATAAACTCCTTCATCCACTCTTCAAGCTTATACACGCCTCGCTTCTTGCCTCGCTTATCTATCAGACCTCTTAAACCTTTACTTTTATAAGCACTTTGCCATCTAAAAAAACTTGCCAGGCTTACTCCGCTATCTTCGCAAAATTTTTTACATGACACGCCGCTTTTTATAGCCGCCTCATACTCTTTTATAAGCTTTACCTTGGCTCTAGCCTCGTTTCTCTCTTCTTCGCTACAAGTTATATATAAGTCTTCTTTGCTCTCTTCTGCATCGCCTTCTTTACCGTCGCTCGCGCCCTCTTTGTTCTTGCTGCTGCCCTTTATTTCGCTAAATTTCATCTGTCTAAATCCGCTTTGCTCCGAGCTATCCTCTACGTATACACTTACGTCTTTATCTGCCTTACTGCTCTTTATCGCTCCGTCTATTTCTGCGATCTCTACTGCAAATAGCAGCTTTGCTCCGCCACGGCTTCTGGTGCCAGCATCTTTTATGCGGACAAACGGATATTTTTGGGAGTTGCGCCTAGCAGCTTCTTTAAGAGCGCTCAAAGAAACGCCGAAAATTTCAGCAGCCACAGCAGTTTCGACATAGATCATTTAGCTAGCCTTGCTCTCTTCTTGTTCTTTTTTAAGACCACTTGGAAGCTCTTTGATTATTCCCTCACTTAAAAGCACTTCAAACACTTTCCTTGAAGTAGCGAAATTTTTACTGCCTGTCACTTGACCACTTATGACCATATATGTGGTTCTCTCACTAAGATTGTGCTTTTTAGCCCACTGTCTTATGCTTATGCAGTTATCGGTAAAGTATTTTTTTATCATCTTGCACTCCTTTCTTCTAATTTTCATTGCTAAGTCGGCTTATAAATTTTTAGTTATAATCTCGCTTTTAAGACCATAAATAAGGATTTGTATGCATGAGGCTAAGATGAACTTCGCTTGCCCTATAAATTTAGCGAAGTCATGGATGAGCCGTATCTAAATGCGTCGCACAAAGACATACCTAGCGAACAAGATCGCAAATTTATTGGGCTACATCTACTTGATTACGCCGATTTGATCCACTATACAAGACTTTATAACTCATATCTGAGAGCTTTTTCGCATACTCATCACACTTTTGCTTGTCTTGAGTATTGATCGAGTCTATATGTTTATACAAGACTCTATCGCAGTATCTCACAAGCTCTCTTGAATATCCGCCTTGGCTCAAAACCACAAGCAGTCTCTCTGCACCTTTGCCAAGTCGCTGTCTAACGCTAGAATTAGACTCGCTCGGCTCGGCATCACAAAATACGACTTTCATTTCTTGCCTTTCTGCCGACTTAACAATGAAAATTTAAAGAACTATTTTTCAAACCTTTGAAAGATTTAATCTCAAATAAGATATAATTTTTCGTAGATTTGAAAGAATTATACAGACATTTGCATACATTGTCAAGATATATTTTAAATTTTTGCATACTTTTTTTATAAAAGGGGTGTTTATGGATCAAAACTCAAGAGAAATTTTAGACAGATGGAAAACTAGTCTGAATAAAAAGACCGACAAAGAACTTCGCGAAAAATTAGGTGTTGAGAGACCAGCAATGGATAAATGGATTAATAGAAATTCTATACCAGACACAGCATTTAAAAAATTTGATCAAGTATGTAAAAGTATGCAAAAGCAAAGTAACGCAGATGGCTACTGGATAAAAAAAATAAACCAAAAAGTAGGTGCAGGCACGAGCGTAGACATAACGGAAGTCGACGTTATAGACGAAGATGAT